TTGAATACGGACACGCCTTTCCCGGACGAGGAGGACATAAAGGCGCGCCCAAAGATGTTCCAGCTAGACCTTTTTTCCGTTCGGCTTTTGATACCACAAAACACAGGGCAGTTAAACTTATTGAGCGAGAGGCTTTAAATAGAATTTATCAATATATCCGTTACGGGAGAATGTTTTAATGAATGGAGAGGGACAACTTTGTGCAGAACATACCGTTAGAATTGAGAAGTTAGAAGAAAATGACAAGGAACAGTGGGAAGTGATTGAAAAAATACGAAATCGTCTGCCTGGTTATGCTACGTTAATAATTTCAGTTTTAACATTTCTTTTGGGCGTAGCGGCTGCGGTGTTAGGTAAAACTATATGACCGGGGAAGAAAAGAGGGAGTTGGAAAATTTCAAAGCATTTCTTGTGGTCCATGCGGGGGAGTGGACGGACGAAGAAAAGAAGAAATTAAAAAAAGAATTAAAAGTGTTATTAAACAACAAAGACAATCATACAAAAGGGTGATGAATGGCGTTTTATAGATGTGTTCCCGGAGGTTCGGGCGTTCCAGTTGCCGATAGTGGCTCAGGCGAAGGCTCGCTTGCCGCTTGCTGGGCAGATATGTGTGCTGGGACAACTATAGGTGACGGGGACGAGATACGTTTGGCTGATGGAACTTATGACGATACTACGGCAGATGTACCAGTGGCCGGACTCGGGGATTGTTCACAAAATATAGATTTAACAATAGCCGGGGAGGGTGGAGATTATTCAGCCTGTATAGTGGATTTTACTGGCAATAATTCAGGCGTTGACGGTTTTCATATCGCAAGCACAGGAACTTGGACTTTTAAAGATTTAACTATACATGGTTCTGATGCAGGTGCAAACGAGGGCGAAATATCTATTCAAGAATGTACCCTAAACCTTCAAAACATGGAGATTTACAACGATGCTTCTAGTGGAAGAGGTAATAATGGAGTTCATGGTTGGAGTACAAATGGTAATGAATGTGCTATATATGCTTTGAATGTTTACTTCCACGACCTTTTTGATTGCATATCTATTCATGTGGCGGGCGACGGAGGCACAGAGGCTAATAGAATAGTCGAAGCAAGGTTTTGTAAATTTAAAGACATCAATTACAGGAATGGAATTAACAACTGCCAGGGTATAACTACTCATACAGGGGCGGTCGCTAGAGCATATTTCTGTGAGTTTGATAACATAGACCAGTCGGGCGATAGTGGCGAAGGCGATGCGATGAACTGTGCTGGTTTTACTGGTATGTATGGTTGTACTGTAGTTGACTGTTATCGAGGTATCTTGTCTACAGGCGAGATAGACGTTAGAAACAGTCACTTGGCAACTACAGGTGCGCATTGTGTAGTTAGTTCTAGTGCCGCGACTACGGATTTAGGTGCAGTGACGATTGACACCTGTATTTTAAAAACAAGTGCATCTTTAAACTCAACCATTAGTTTGCCTAGGGCATCAGACATTACCATCAAAAACAGCATTATTTACGCAACTTGTTCTGGTTCCACTACTTCGGTTATACACAATTATACAGCTACAAACGCCGCTTACGATGGCAAAACATTAACGGTAGAGGACAACTTTATATATTCTGAGGACACCAGTAATCATTATTTAATTACCGCTTCCCACCAGAACGTCAATATTAAAAGAAATTTAATCTATTGTGAGCATGATACGGACAACGGATTAATAAGACTTTATTATAATCAGGCTGGAAACAAAACAGCTATAGACTTTAACTGTAACGCAATTTATAAAGTTGGCACTCCTGGGGAAATATTTGATGTAAGAAATAGTGGAACGGGAGCAACTTATACAGGTGGAGGTAACACTTGGCCGTCTGGTGTCGGGATAGACAGGCGTAGTGTAATATCAGCCAAAGATTCTGACTTAGTTGGAACTATCACATTAACAAACAAAACTACAAAAATGCTGACACCAACCACATCACCCTTCTATCGTGATTTTGGTGTGGTTATGATGTATGGCTGGTACAATCCCACTACCGACAACAACGGAGTGCGTTCACCTTATGCGGTTCTGCCTGACCGACCATCTACTCCTAGTATTACATCAGTTACGGATGACGGTAATGAAGATTCTGTAACCGTTGCTGTAACAGGGTCAGGCACTATACAATTATATTATCGCTTAGTCGGGGCTACGTCTTGGACTACAGGGCAAAGCCGTAGCGGTTCAGGTGATATTACACAAACAGGCTTAACGGCAGGTAGTTGGTACGAGTTTTATGCTACGGACACCGTTGACGGTTTTATGTCTGACCCGTCGGGCATTACAACTGCGATGGTTATTGACAGCAGTTTAACGACTATAGAAACGGCAATATATTCTAAACTCACTGCTGATGCAACAGTTGACTCTTTAGTTAGTACGAGGATATTCCCTAACATTGTGCCGCAGGGCGAGTCCATGCCCGCAGTTACATATCAAATGATTTCTGCTGTACCGCAAGAAACTACAGACACAGCACAGGGTTGGAGAGTGGGAAGATTTCAGATTACTTGTTGGGCAGAAACGTACAGTGGGGCAAAAGAATTATCGGAGGCAGTAAGAAAAGACTTGCACAGATATTCGGGCACTGTGAACGGGGTAGTAATTGACAGTATTATGTTGGAGAACGAGCTAGACGCGCCACAGTTGGCTGCTGAGACTGATGTTCTAAAACGACATGGTAAAATTTTGGAGTTTGAAATTTGGTTTGAAGAAGCCACATCTTAATTGGGGGGTAAATTATGTCAGACGGAATTGTTGGCCTTGGTACGACTTTAGCCGGAGCCACGACAGGAACAGTGGGGAACATCACCGATTTAAGCCATACGGGAGCGCGGACGGATGAAATAGATAAGTCTACCTGCGATTCCAGTAACGGCTTTAAAGAGTATTTGTTTGGGTTGATGGATCCCGGAACTTTAACTTTAACGGTAAACTACGACGGGTCTGCTTCGGGCGTTTCTGATTCCCTTTACACAAACTGGGAAGCTAAAACAAGTGAGGTTTGGACTATCACATTCAGCGACACTTCTACCTTTGCCTGTAGCGGTACAATTACAGAGTTGGGGGAAGCCTTAACTTTTGACGGCAAGGTAACGCAGAACATCACGATTAAACTCACTGGCGATCCTACATTCACGGACGTTTCCTAATGTTGGTGAAAGTCAGGTATTTAAGGGATGTCCGTACACCTCCTTTACAGGTGGGCAAGGCGGGCAAGGTCTATTTTCGGGACCATCGAGTTGCCAGGCAGTTAATCAATGGTGGTTATGCTGTTGAAGTTAAAAAACGTAAACGAAGTAAATCGGAGGACAAAACCAATGACGCTGAACAAGGAACAGATATTACGAGCTGATGATTTAAAGACAGAGGAAGTTGATGTGCCGGAGTGGGGCGGTTCGGTAAGAGTGCGTGTGCTTACGGGAACAGAAAGAGATGCCTTTGAGTCGTCTATTTATGACAGTTGTGTCACAAAAACTTAACGGTTTAACTAAAGCAGACATTGACGAGCTGGCAAAAAACTTAGAAACCGACCAGAGCGAATTTTCTACTTCAAACTCGCAGGACACTTAAATTGCACAGTTAAAGAGTTGCTTGGTCGGTTAGATTCGGGGGAACTGGCTGAATGGATGGCTTTTTTTCAGATAAGTCCGTTTGGAGAGGACAGGGCAGACTTACGAGCTGCTATGTTAGCTTATTGGGGGGTTGTTCCTTTTTCAAAAAAGCCGCCCGATCCCAGTATTTTTCTGCCTAGATTTGATGGCGAAAAAGAAGAGCCGGAACAGGGAATGAAAACAATGTTAAAAAATCTTACTAAGAAATTTAGGAAGAAATAATGTCGGCTGCTGGCAATATTGTTATTAATATGATTGCCCGAACTGCTGCGTTTGAGCGTAGCATGAAACGGGCTACACGGAAGATGGGGGCTTTTCAAAAAGGGGCAGCGTTAATCGGTCGTTCTCTGGTTGGTGCGGTTGGTGGTTACAGTATTATTTATGGTGTTAAGCAGTCTATCCAGGCGTTTGCAGAATTTGAATCACAATTAGCAAATGTCAGCACGATGCTTGACGACCAGTCGATGCACCATTTACCAGAATATAGTAACGCTCTTCAAAGAATGGCTATAGATTTTGGCGAGTCTACAGAGACTTTATCAAAGGGTCTTTATGATATTTTATCGGCCAGTGTTGCTCCTGAAATGGCATTAAGGGTTTTATCGGCATCCGCAAAAGCTGCGAAGGCTGGCCTGACTGATACAGGGACGGCGGCAGACGCTATTACCACAATTCTTAATGCTTATGGGTATGAGGCGAATCGTGCCGCAGAAGTCTCAGATAAATTATTTGCAATAGTTAAGCGTGGCAAAACTACCTTTGGTGAGT